AGGTCCAGAATAATCTTGCCCGTATGCTTAATGCTGCGGGTCATGTTGTCGTAAAAATGAAAATTTGACAGGTCAACCTGTTGTTGCTGGCCTTGCAATGCCTTGCCCGAAATGTTGCCAGGCATTTCTTGCGATGGGTCAAATATGCCCAACACAGTTTTTAAGTCATTAGCAATAGCATCGGCGGCCACCATAATGCCAGCTGGTGGCGGCTCTGGCTGAATGCGCGACGGCACCGGTGCGGGCTGGCCTTCAATGTCTTTCTGCTTGTACCGTAACACAGGCGTTGACTTGATGTTAGCCATTGCCCATTCGGATTCGTGACCCTCATCTTGTCCCTCAGCAATCAGCCACTTTGGCTTGGGCGCTAGGGCAATGCTTTCGGTCATGGATGTGCGCCAAAAGTTGTACATCCGTTGCGGGTCTTTTGCAAATCGCACCAAGCCGTATTTCTTGCGCTTACCCTCAACGACAACTTGCGCGCCATAGCAAGGCACAATCGGTATGTGCTTGCCTGGCCACTCGCGTTCCTCTAGCACTTCCATAGCGGTCAGTTTGTACCACTTGACCTTGCGACGATAGGACGGGCGCGTATCCATAATCGTAATGTTGCTGGCCGCCATCAATTCGGCGCTTGGCATTTCGTCTTCGTACAGCTTGGTGCCATCGCTTAACAGCACCAGGTTAGCCTTAACGCGCTCGACCACCCAATATTCGGCAAGTCTAATGTCTTCCTTGGTGACCCACTCGGCATCAGAATCACCCGTTGCGCGGGCGCTGAAGTTCGCACCATCGTCGGCATCTGGATATTGCTGCCTAAAATCCTTTTTGGACATCACGCTAGTGATTAAGCACCGTTCGGCATCGGACCCATCAGGCGATACGCTGTTCGGGTCAAAGTAAACGGCAAACGGGTCATCAACGGGTTCGATATAGATTTCTTGGTCGAAACTGTCTTCATTGACGTAATTAGTTGTGATGCGCCAGTAACCCCAGCCCATCTTAACTGCGTACTCAAACGCTGTGTCGTATGCGGTGTCGGCGTTACTGTTGACCTCAACGTGCCGCGTAATCCCTTCTATAACCTGGGCGATTTTCATGTCACCTTCGTTATTAACTGGATGAACCTTGATACGGGGGCGTTGCTGGCGCTGTTGGTTTGTTACCTGGCGCACATAGGCATCAATCTTATTGATGGTCAGGCATGGGCGTGATTCAAGGTTGCGGCTGTTTTGAATCTCAACAGGCCATTGGTCACCAGCGGCAAACTTCAGATCACCCAAGGCTTCAGCCCTGTTCTGTGAATCCGCTTCGCCGACCAGACGCAGAAACTTAATTGCTTCACCAATCCGGCCGTTAAAATCCATGTCTTGCATTGCCATGTTCTATTCCTTTCAACTCATCCAGCCACCAGCGTGATTGACGATGGGACGTTTTCTAAGTTTAGCCGGTTCCTTAATCATTAACGCAATGTACCGAAAGGCATCTGCACCATGCGAATTGTGGTCATGCAAAGGACTTCTGCTAAATTGCCCCGTTTCGCGGTCTACATCGTAACGGTAATGGCGTAAACAGTTTAATCCATCAGCGCAATTATCGCGATCAAAATAGCAATTGGGAAAAATAGTTCTGGCCGCGTTAATAGAATCGACCACCGGCACTCGGTCCAGTATCTGTGTTTTGTAGCCAGCTGCGCGCACTATGTCTTCAATAGAACGACCCGCTGCCGCCAGCGTTTTACTCTGAGCATCGTGCGGTAACCATATCGTGTCATAGACATACCCATAGGTTTGAAGTTGTGCCAGGTAACTAGTCATCGTGCGTTGACTGTCTTCAAAATACCGAATCAGTCTTGTTTCCATGCCCACATACTGCACAAACCACCATGCCGTTGCATCCGACCAGCCCAAGTCACAGACAGCGTGAACGGGCTTGGTTGCATCGTATGGCACCGTAGTAATGCGGTTGTCTGCAGCCGCTTGTGTCATTTCATTGGCAAATATAGCACCATCAATAGTCTGGCGGCAGATTCCTTCCCACACTTGTGAGTAGCTTTGCGGGTCGCGCGCCTTAAGCGATTCCATCTCCAGCCGTAGCGTTTCGGGAAACCAAGGGTTGTCGTAAAAGTTAATCTTGATGCTGATGCAATCCCGCGGTGGTTTCAGCACAAACCGCTGGTACGTTTCATCGGTTTCCAGTTCAGGGTTAAAACTTACCCATATCTCTGAATTCTGCTTGCGAATCGTTGGGATTAGGATGTTCCAAGACAAGCGGCTGACTGACTGCGCTTCCTCGACCCAGCAAATATCCACACCTTCAAATGACTTGATGTTGGTGGGATTGTTCTTTAAGCCGATGAATGCAAACTCGGTGCCGTTTGCGCCCCGTATGCTTGCCTGGGTGATTTCGTAGAATCCTAGTAATCCCAGCGCCTCTATCTGGTCGCTCAATAGCTTGTGGACAGAATCCTTAATGCTGGTTTGATACTCACGCGCGCACAATATTCGCATGGGTTTCTTGGCACCCAGAATCAATAGGGCGCGGGCAATTCCCCAAGACTTAGCGCCGCCCCGACCCCCGTACAAAACTTTGTATCGGCTCTTTCGAAACAATCCTTCCAGCTTGACCGGAAATTGTGCTTTGGCTATTGCCTGGTCAATTATCGGTGCTGCGCTCAGTTCCATCGGCATTCACAAAAGAAACCTGTATTCCCAACAAGGGGCTGCCGTCTTTACCGGTGATTTCCTGCTCTATCTTGTCGCGCCAACCCAACACATTCTTGGCTGTAAATATCGCAAAAGTGCTGTTGTACGCGTTTCCGATGGTGCCTTCAATCAGGTTTGCCTCTTGCAAATCCTTCGCCTTTTTATAGGCGGATGAAAATTCAGGATGTTTTAGCCTTCCTGTTTCCACATCTTTTGCTGTTGCCCAATCATGCAAGGTATCTTTAGTCACCCCAATGTTGGTGGCAAATCGTGCCAACGTAGGGAAAACCCCAGCAACCACTTGGGTGTGTTCGTTGCCGTTCTTGTCGTAGGTTGTGACCTCCCTGGTGGCTGGTTGACTGAAGTATTCAATCATCATGTCAGGGAATTCGTCTTTGTAGACGGTGGGGCGGCCTACTTTGCGTTTGACGGGTGCGGGTTCGGCTTTGCGTTTCTTCGGTGCGGCGCTCATTTTTTGCCCTTTGCGGCTTGGCGCTTTACAGAATAGGCAATAGCCACCGCTTGCTTGGGTGGCTTACCGGCTTTTATTTCTGCTTGAACGTTCTTTTCAAACGCCTTCTTGCTGGGTGCTTTGGTCAGCGGCATGGTTGGCTTCCTTTGTCTGGTTCTGGCTTATCTCAGCCAAAACGCGTTGATACTCTTGGATGGCCCCGCTGATTTGCAACAATATTGATTCGTGTTGCTTCGCCAGTTCTTGCAATTCAGCCAGGCGTTTCGCAATTTGTTCAGGTGTCATTTTTTCGCTGTCTTTGCACTTTGTTTGAATGCTTTAGCTGTAGGCGCGCCCTTGTCCCCTGGGCTACGCATACGTTCAGGCGTTTTCCCTGCGGCTTTCTGGGTTTCGATGCGCTCACGCTTGGCGTGAATGTTTGCATATAGTCCTTTAGCCATTATTCATTTCCCCCATAATTTTCCACAACTTCGTCCAATTGATCCAACCTGGCCAACAACATTTCAAAAATAGCCAAAGACGCTTCTGCTTGTATCAAAAACGTTTTGGCTTTTTCAACAGTTTGTTGCACCTGGTTAATTTCGCTCTGGATAAATTCGCGACTAATTTCCATTACGCAACGGTGCTGACCATAATGTAATAAGTCGTTCCACCGCTTGTCACCGGAATGGTATGGGTAACCACAGGCGATCCAACTTTGGCACGAAATACACCAGTTGCGCTTACCGCGGGCATGGCAGCAAAATTGCCAACTTCGCCAGTACCGCTGTTAGTCACGCGCATAAACGATGCATTTGACCATGTGCCACCGGATGCAAAATCAGAATCCAATTGCAATGCAGCCAAAGTTCCGCCAGGATTGGTGGCCGAACCGCCAATGGTAGCCCGCAATGCGTTTCCAGCGCCATTGATGCTGCCGCCAGTATTGATGGCTAGGCTGATATGTGCGCCGTTTGTAGTTTGACCAGCGCCCTGGGCAGCAGTCACACGCGATAGCGCCCGCAACGTTTCGCCAGCGCCAGCGCCAGCAAATTCGACGCGGGAATAATAACCACGAAAATCGCCCGATGTATGGGTCGTTTTTGCGTAAACTTGATTTAAATTGCCCGATGCAGTTGCAGTAATCGGCGCAGATGAAATACCAACTTCAAAACTATTAAGGGCTGGGTCGGCGTATGCAACGCCAATTGCTTGCGAATTTGACATGATTAGTTCCTTTTAACAATTCCAATTTTTTAGGGATGCCTTGGCACGTTCAGCTGGGCCTTTGGCGTTTTTTACCACCCCTTCCATTCTCGCGCAAAAACTGGCCTTTCGTCCAGCGTCAGCTTTTGTTTTCGGGTTTGGTGCTGGTGGTTTTAAATTTGATTCATTCTTGCGATTATATTCTGCGCGACCCTTGGCAGTCATCCCCGCGCCCTTTTCCGTTGGGTTGTAATTTTTACCCTTGCCGGTGGTTGTTTTTGGGATAGCTTTAGCCATGGTCACTCCACAATTGCACAAATGTCTGCTTCTTGGATGATCTGATAGTCTTGGCCGCCAAACTCATGGACGGGCCAATCCAAATATGTACCGTTGCCGTATTTGATAAAATCGCCAACTTTGGCTTGGTGGACCTTGGACCCAACGGCCACAATGGTGCCTTCGTTTATCTTTTCGCTGTTGATAGTAAAAATAATGTCCGACAATTTGCGAACATTAGGTTGGACAACAACGCGGTCATTCAGCGGGCGTATCGGACACATTCTTAGGTTTCCTTCCAGGCTTTTTACGCGGCATTTCAACAGCTTTGGTTTCGTCGGTCATTATGTCGTAGACCGGCACTTTGACCATATACAGCTTGTCATGCTCACCGCACCAATCCATTTCATGCTTGTTTTGCATTTCTGGAAAGCGGCGGCAAGCACCCATTACCGTACCGGTAACGAAAAATCGACAAGTTTTACAGCGCACTTCGCTCATCTGACAGTCTTGCCAGAACGCATCGCAGCATTTAATGCGTCAGCCATGGATTGCGCCATGTCTTTTGTTCTGGCCTCATGGATGCGCTTCATACGATGTTCAGCGGGCGTTGCCACGCGTTCCTTCGTAGATTGCTCTGCTGATCTTGCCGGATTTGAATTGGCTTTCGAGTGCATCATTTAACCCCTTTCTTACTACAGTATGGTCCAACTTGGGTAATTTGTCAAGACCGCTTACCACCGCAGCATTACCTGGGCCTCG